AACGGTTGCAAATTGTTTTGCAGCATCTACACAGAAACCTAAAAGTTGCATCAAAACTTGATCAGGCCCTTTGTAAGGTAAAGGCATTAATGCTTCACGAATTACACCATTAGGGGCATCAACATCTCTAAACTCTCCTGGTTGTAAAGGTTGATCATCATCACGTATTCTTAAACCTCTTGATTTAAAACCTGCAGGTAAGTTAGATAGTGTTCCCGCATCAAGTAATTGTCTTAATGCTGTTGTGGCAGTTCTTGTTAAACCACCGATCATGTGGATTAAACCGAAGCCATAGAAACCTAAACCCGGTAAAAACTTGTAGTGTACAAAGTATTCATTCTTTCTTTTTAAAGCATCAGCTTCATTGTAATTTCTATATATGGATAAAACTTTATTAGATGTTCTTTCAACAGTTACTACGTAAGGTAGTTTGATTCCACTAGGCTCACCATCTCTAGGATCAATATCTTCAAAACCTTCCAGATCTAAATCAACATGCATTTCATAGAGTTCAGACATGTCATCCATTTTATAATTGGTTGGATTTGTGCCATCTATTTGATCTTTTTTATCTTGTATATCACTTGCCTCATCGTCACCATAAGCTTGTAGCTCAACATCTCGATAAAATCCTGAAACTTGTTTTTTTCTTAAATCGTTCATAGACATCTTAACGATCTGTGTAATACGATCACAAGTGTCTAAGTCAGATGCACCATAAGGTACAATCATATCTTCTGCTGGAATAAATTTTGATGTTGCTCTTTGTAAGACTTCATCAAAGTAAACTTTTTTAAATGCGCTTCCTGATAAAGGTAATTGAAATAACAATTGATCCATTTCAGGATTATAATCTTCCATGACATGAGTAATCTCATAGTTCATGTAATCTTTTACACGTTCTGCTGCTTGTTGTAATTCAGTTGTGTTTGCACCGACAACTTGTGTTCGAACAGGACCATCACTTGGTAGAAGTTCGACATAGGCCATTGCCTGAAACTGTGTTACCGCTTGAGCTAATACAGGATGACTAACACTTGCCGCTCCTCTAAAAGGACGTGTGCGTTCTTCATATCTAAAACCTAAAAGGTCTAAACCTTTAGTGTAAGCTTGTTCCCACTCTTCACGAGAAGATCTATCATTTTCTACTCTTTCAATAAGTTCATTGGAAAGCTCTTGTAAAATTGCTTCATCAACAATTTCCGCTAAATTAGAATTAAATCCTGAAGCTATAGGAACATCAACTTCACCAACGATAGCAGAACCATCTTCAATAATTTCTACACTATCTTCTACTTGATCAGGGGATAGATTTACGTCTATTTGACTACCTACTTCTTCAATATCAATTTTATCATCACCACCTGCACCTAATGCTTTTGCATCATCCATATCAGTTGGATTGCGTGATGAGCTGTTAAATTTATCTACCATATTCGCCGTATATATCTGTTATAGAAACTAAACTATCTTTATCAATAGTTCCACCTGATTTTTTCTTAAATAAGTACATTGGTTCTTCTAATTTGGAAGGATCAAATGATATAGTATACATATCAATTGCGCTAGGGTTATATTCCACAATCTTTATGAGTGCATCATCTGCATTTTCGTTTTCTTTTAAAGGTATCATACGATATCCTACATCCGTGGCATCTCCACGACCTTCTACAAGGTAGTAATCCATCATTTGACCTGGTGCAATTTCTCTAGTCAAAACTATTGTACCTGGTTCATTTACTCCACTTGCAATTCTAGTTATTTCCGTATCATAAAAAGCATCTCTTTCAGCATCCGATACATTTTTTTTAGTTTCTGTTTGTTTTAAAAACTGAAACTCTCCGTCTGGACTTTTATTAAGGAATGTTAAACCACGATTAGTTTTACTGGGATCAATAATCTTTTCTACATTTAATGTACCATCATACTTTTTTGCAATGTTCTTTAATTGTTGAACACCCACTTTGTCATACAAGTTTTGAAACTTCTTTTTCGCTTCATCCGAACTCTTACCCCAACGAGGGTTAGCACCTATATCAGCAGGCATAATAGCCACTCGATCAATACCTTTTTGTTTTGCTGCTTTGATTGTTGATTTAATTAATAGATCTACATAGTCTGCTTGTTTATTAAAAGGTATGGGAGGAAACGATTCTAATTTTTTCATATTATAATCACTTGGTAGATAAGTATCTACCTCTCCAATTCGTTGTAATTCCTCTCGGTTGCTTGTAGAGGGTACTTTAAAATCTTTAAGTTTTTCTTGATAGTTCGAACTTCGATTCATCGACATCAAGTCATCAAGAATTTTTGTTTGCTCTTGTGCTAAATCAAAAATCTTAGTCTTGTAAGCAGGGTCTGTGTATTGCTCAACGTTTGCCATACTTAGTTTATTAATATCATCTTGTATTGCATTTAGGTTGCGTGTTTTTTCTGGAATTAATTCTTTCGCAACAATGTTAGGGAAAGGTTGAATTAAATTATCTTGTGCTAAATCATTTAATAGACTCTCTGGATATTTTTGATCAAACTGTCTTAATTTATTTGTGGCATAGTCAACATTTCCAGGAGCCAAGCCTCGGGACTGTTCTACTTGATTAACTAAATTGGCACGTTGTCTTTTCAGTGCATTAACCATTGCAAACAAACGTTCTTGTTCTTTACGAACTTCGGTTAGCATATCAGTTTGCATTTCTTGAATGACCGCCACTGTTTGATTGTCAGCGTTCTTGTATGTTCCTACACGAGTGAAACCTAAAACGTTTGGTTCTGAAAAATGTCCTGAATTAACAAAAACTTTTTCTTGTCCGGGTAGTTGAGGGACGTTAACCACGACTTCAAAATAATCATCTGCAGCTTGATCAATTGCAGCATTACCCGCACCTTTATGTCTAGGTCGTCCTTGATCCAAAGTAAATTGACCTTCATCAAATCCAGGAGCTTTTATTTCTTTTACACGCACTTCTAGGTTTCCTAAAGGTGACGTGTCGTAGAGAGTTTCTAAGTCTTGTTTTGTAATTTTTTTGTTAGGAAAAAACTTTTCAGTATCTTCTAGATATTGCAAAATTCCTGTATCCATCATTTCTGCTTCAGGAACTTTTCTTCCTTTGATTAAGAACTCTCTCCAACCTTGAGGTGTCGAAGCCTTCGGTGCGTTTTGACTATTGAGTTGATCGAGAAAAAATGATTTGAAAAAGAAATCTTGTCTTCCTGCAGGCAACGGTGCAATCTCCTGTGAACCTGTTGGTGCCGGTATAGGATCTCTTGCTTCCTCTACTTTTTTCACATTAGATGGTGTTGCCATCGCTTTAGGTTTATTAAAAACTTTAAAGAGATTAAATAAGTTGGCTGCTTGTAAATTACCTGAATCCACGGCTTCTTGAAAATAGTCTTGGTCTACTGCAGGGTCGGGTGAGAACTGTTGTTGATTGATGTTTTGCAACGGATCACCGCCCATGGCCATACGGACAGGTTTGACTTCTCCACCGTCTTGAAGGCCAACTATAAAACCTCCTTCTTGACCATCTCTTCTTGGTTGACGCATAATAGGTTTACCTTGTTTACCATTTGTTTTTTCATAAAGAACTTGATCATCCAATATTTTCATAAATCTTTCTTTTAAATTTTTTAATCTTTTTTCTGGTTTAACTTGTTTTGGGTTTTTACCCACCAAACCAATATTTTTTTTACCAAATGGAATTAAAGTTCCTGTGTCAAACTTTTCATACAATTTATTTATTTGATCTCTAATACCTTTATCTTTACCAAATATTAATTGTCTCATATTTTGAAATTCTTCAGGTACAACATTTATACCATACTCTTTAAGTCTCTCTATTATCTTTGGTAAATTTATACCCATAGATTTTATGTCAGTATTTGTTGGAATGGTTGCTAGTTTATCCATGTTTTCTTTACTGCCTAAGTTACCAATTTTAATTAAATCTCCATCAAATCTTTTTTGTAAACGCACATTGCTAGTCATATCGGACACAAAAATCATATCAGACATCTGTGCCATATTCTCAAGACGACCTATTTCTGTTGCTTCATCAATAGGAAAGGCGTGAGCTTTTTGAAAACCAAATTGAAGTCTATCTGAATCTTTTAAATATTTACCATATCTAGGATCTTTTCTAATTTTATCAAAAAAATTAAATGATTCTTTCTGTATTTCTAACCTCTTGTCTTCTAGTTCTTTGTATGCCTTTTTTGTATTCTTATCAAATCCTGTTTTTTTATAATTAGGATTTTGTTTTTTAAATTCTGTTAGAAATTGAGAAGGAGTGTAATCTTCAATATTTTTTGTTCCTCTATATAAATCTGTAATTATGGACACATCGACATCATCAGCTTTAGGATCTAATATTTTTCTTATAAGTGATATAGACATTTGTGTATCGGGAGTACCTATAAGTTTTTGATCCTTAGCAACAAGTGCATATAATTCTGAATCTTTACTCATTGCCGTTTGTAGATTTATTAAAGGAATTTTATATTTGTTGCTTATTTCAGTAGGACCGAGATTTTGAAACTCGGGATTATTTTTAAGGTCAGTGGCAATTGTAGATAATTTTTTATTTTTATCTAATTCTGCTCGGGATAAATTTGTTTGAAAAGATTTTACATAGTCAACTTGATCTTGGGTAAGTAAACCTTTAGCAACAGTATCTTTATTATTCAGTATTGTAGTAAGATATCCTTTACCTCCTAAACCAAACATTCTTTCTAGTTCTAGACTTGGAATTTTCTCTCCTTCAAAAGCTTGTAGTTTCTTTATACCTGCCTCTAGTCTATCAATTGTTTTGGCATCTTTTAAACCAAATTGAATTCTATTTCTATACTCAGGAAACTCTTGTAAAAAATTTGCAATATCTTTTCTATTTATACCTTGACCCTCAAGTGATGTGGTTGTTTTAATTGTTGCTTTAGGATCACTAAAATAATTTACAAGAAAATCTTTTTTTGTTCCTGCTCTTGGTGTTGACGAAGCGAGTCCTGTTCCTGTTTCTGCTGCTCTAACTACACCTGTTGGAGTAAATCCTCCACCTGTGATAGCAAGTATCTCTTGTGTCTCAGCAGGAAATTGTTTTTGTAACTCTGGATCTTG